CTGTTACTACACCTAGATTAAAACTTCTGGCCTCTTCTACCGAGAGATGCCGAGTTGAAAGATACTCTTCTGCTAGATGAAGATGCTTTGCGTATTGGTCTGTTGCCTGTAAGAGATATGCTCTCTGCGAATTTGATAGCCTCAATATAATTACCTCCTTCTTTATACATTATTAAATCATATACATCACCTTGCACTTCGCAACCAAAACATTTAAATCTATTATCATCAAAGTTAATGGCTGCTGATGCATGTTTATCACCGTGGAATGGACACTTCATCTTGCGCCAACCATGCCCTACGGCTGGCAGGGTGGCGCCAAGTTGTTCTAAGTAGGCAGCAATACTGTGCTTATCCATAACAACAATCCTATCAGTTCTTGTTGAAAAAATGTTAATAGTATTAATAATTCATTTATCATTTATAATTTTCCTAATTAACTCTATCCATATTTTTGCTGGCATTGTGGCATACCATTCTCCTACATCTCCTTTACCTATCCGTTTGTGTATTATTGTACCTGTCCATGCTTTATCATTTTTAATTTCTACTTCTAATTCTTTTACCCATGCTGATAGGTCTAGTTTTCTGTGGTTCTTTACCTCTATAACTACACCGTTAACTCCTGCTATATCCCCTTTGTCTAAGTGTGCACCTGCAATCCTACGTTCTACATAAGGGAACCATTTTTTTAACCAATTAACTACATCTCTTTCTGCACTAGAACCCTTTGCTTTGCGTGGATTGCTCATTCAAACTCCTGTTGTTGTGGCATATAACGAATCACTACATCATCTAGATACATAGATTCTGGGTTGAATGCAAGAGTAACATAGTTGTTACCTGTTTGGTCTGCTTTACCATAGCGATTTTTAACTGCAGCAACGCAAAGATAATTCATATCTGCTTGTTTCATCTGACCAATAGTTAATACCATGGCTGGTATCTGATTAACTAATCCTTGGATAGATGACCTTGGCTGACATGGACTACCTTCATATCCTTCTTTTGTATGGTGCAATACAAGTAGTGCTGCGTTTGTATCTCTGGCTAGATACTTAAGTTCTTTCATGGCTGCACGCATACCACCGAACTCATCGTGTCCATCCATTGCTATGTCCATTAAATTATCTACAACTATAAGTGCTGGACTTTTACCCCATATGGTTTCAAATGCTGATACTTCTTCATCTAAATCTTTTAGTGTTGGGCTGGATTCAAAGCACCAAAACAAATGATTACCATTGGCTAATACTTCTTTTGCTTTTTCTGGTTGGCGTTTGATTAATTGTTCTGCTTGTTGTTGGCTAATGTTACCTGTCATTGCAATTAATCTCATAGCCATAGTATGTGCATTAGTATCTGCGCTAAAGTAAAGAGTTGGTAGTTTAGTTTTAGCAGCAATTGCTAATGCAATTGATGACTTACCTGCACCTGGGGTGCCTGCTATTACTGTTACTTCTGCTCTGCGTAATATAATTCCTGCGTTTTCAAATACTTTAAATACTGCAGGTAATGGTTCGCCACCCACATTAGTATTGTTAACACTTCTAATTAATGTTTTCATTACTCTCCTTTATAGAAACGGGGACTGGCACCACTACTCAGTCCCCGTTTGCTTTTAGATACTAAGCGAAGATTGGCTTAGTTCTTTGCTCTGTTGGAATCTTTGGTCCAGTCCAACGAGGTCCTGCTGCTGGGTCATAAAACGCTTTGTATGGTTTGCCAGTTGCCTGTGCCTTGCCATACTTTAGAACCATTACTCCGCGTTCACATGTTGGTGCACCTGGCTTGTTGTATACCCAAGTGTTACCCCATTTATCTTCTACTGTTTCTTCTCCACCTGATTCTGTAGGTGAGATGTTTGAATTAAAACTAGAAGCAATATCTGCTACGGACATTGGCTTACTTGCTGATGTCCCTTTAACTGCTAGTTCTACTTCAGTAACTGCATCGGTAATTGTATGTATACCTTGTGCAATCATGTCAGCAAATTGGTCTGCTGTATCTGCACGCAGAGTTATCTGTGTGCCTCCTGCTGTTTTGAGATTGATACTGATTGGTGATTCAGTGCTACTCATTTTTCTCCTATTCAAATGTAGTGGTTAAACCCTTCTGGTCTCTCCACTTTCTTGCTTTCATGGCTAATTGTAAACCTTTCCAGCCTTCTTTAATATCTATCCACACTAACTTACATGTTCCAGTTCCTGCAGGTAGATGGATAATAATAGCCTTATCTTTGTTTACTTCGCCCCATGTGCTACGGGTTGCCGTTGCACTATCATACGGCAAGCCGTTAGCATAGATAGCCAACTGTATTGCGATATTACTTGGATGGTCTATGCGACCAGTCTTTATATCTGCAATAAATAACTCACCGTTATACTCAACAAGCCTGTCTGGTGTGCCAGCAATTTTATATTTGTCTAACACACTGAACTGTTCAATAAACCGCTTGTTAAGAATCTTTGTTGCATGTTCATAGGCTTTAACATCTGGTGCCCATTCATCTGGCACCACACCTAAGTCTTGTCCTAAATCTAATCGTTCAGCAAATGAATGGATTGCTGTGCCTATGTTGGCTGCTTTGTTTGCTCCTGCTACTTGCATAGCATCTTCAATCAAAGAGTTAACTGCTAACTTATCATCTTGTGCTGCTGTTATTGATAACAATATATCTGGTCGTGTAGTTAAACCAATTGCAGCCATCCGCATTTTCCATGCAGTTAATGCTGAAGCATCATCTAATGAGTTGGCAATAGTAGTTGCCCTTGTATAAGCCACTGGTTTACCACCTGATGGTGGAACTATTAGTGGTCTACCGTACCTATCTCTATCTATTTCTTGCGCCATGTTCTCCTTTATGAGTCAGCCCTGAGAAAGGAGATAGCCGAAACCAGGGCTGCTCAAGATTAGTATATCACATACTAGGCTTCAGGATAGCACGACTCTACCATGAGGTCGTCTACCCATACATCGCCATCAACTGTTAGGTTGATTTCAAATGCATCTTCAAGGATTTCCCTGGCTGCATCTGCATTAGGCGCTTCTATACCTGTAACTGTGGCTGTGATAGTTACTGTTGCTGACCATGACTTAGTTAGTTGTTCAGAACCTATGTCTTTGAGTAACTCATTGACATCGTCTATCTCACATACTATTTCATGATGGTCTGTTTCATATCTAGCCTGGAAGAATTCCTTTACATCATACCGAGCACTCCTGAACTTGCGTTCAGCGTCTAGTAGTTCTGCTTTAAGGCTTTCTTTTTCTTCTACTAATTTAATAAGTGATTCATTTGTAAGGGTATATCTGGTATCTTTTATTGAGAAAGATATTGTTGGTTCAGTACCATCTACCTCACTGTAATACATTGTCATTCTATCTCCTTTATTTTACTTTGATTGATGTTTGTGGATGGCTTGCGCCTTCAAGTGCATCACACTCTTGACACCAATAACCATATAGACCATTGGCAAACAATGATTCTGATACCACTCGTTTTTCTTTTCTACATACATTACATTCTTTTATTGCAGATATTATACTCATTATGATACCAATAATTCAAGTGCTCTAGATTTAATGCCATCATTACGACCAGCCATTGTGCTAACTGCAAGGTTCTTACCTTTAGCATTGTAGTCAGCCCACTCTACAACTGCGTGCCACATACCAAACTCTGTGTTCTGTATGTTTTCTTGTGTAGGTGAGGCTGCATATATATCAAACACTTTTGCTCTGGCTGAAACTGCGTTTGTATACTGTCTTTTCTCTGGCTTAGATAACATATCATAAGGAACTTCTTCTATTTTAGAAGGTAATGGAAATACTTTCTTGAAGTAGTTCTTAGCATGTTCGTGACTAGCCTTTTTATCTAGTAGGTAGTTAGCCAAATCTGTATAGTCATTAGCCATATCATAGGTTAGTTGTATGATGTTGGCTATCTCTGATACTGATAGCACTGCATTACTTGTATGACTTAAACTATAAGTATACTTGTTTTTATTTTTGTATATTTTATTAACTTGATTCATACAAAACAATCGTTCAATTACTGGTTTGATTAGCACTGAACTGCTGCCATCATGACTAGTTCTGGCTAGTAAGAAGGCTGAGTGTGGGTCATTAGCAATAGTCATTTCTAATGGAGTTTCCATTAGCATCCATACTTTTGCACCACCATCATACTCACCTGCTGCTGCATATCTAAGACCACTAGAATCAATTAAGTTATCTAATGCTCCAAAGATTTCAGCATTCTGAAATACTTTGTAGCGGTTACCTACTACACCAATGGCTGTTGTCTCACCGAAAGGTGTTGTTTTGATTACTGCTTTTTTATCTGTTACTGGTATGCGATTAACTGTATCGCTACCTGGTATCTGATAGTTAGCATCTATATCATGCAATGAAACTGTCCAGTCTAGTCCTGCTTGACTGGCTACCTCGCTGGCTGATGTTGCTTCGACTGCAACGCCTGCTTTATTCCAGGCTGCTGCTCTAGTTTTGCCGTGTATAACTTCTTTAGTTGTTGTCATTATCTATCTCCTCTACATCTATAGCATAAATTGTATCTATAACTTTTGAATGTAATGATTGAGCCATCTTTGTAAACTCTTCTGGTGCCCAGTTTGCATCAAATACTCTGCGTAATAATTTTGCTAGTGGATAATCTGGTTGAGTATTTAATACATCAACCAACATTAAATCAGCATTGAGTATTTGGTTAGTCTGATACAAATATCCAGCAAAGATTGTGGCTAATGGGATTGCTTTATCTTTAACAATAACATTACCAAGTAATGATACATACTCACCTATATAATTAATATCTTTTTCTAGGTGAACACCCATAATAAAGTCACGGATTTGTAGGTTCTCATTAGTAGCAATGGCTACCTCTGCTATATGTGTAGCCGTAGGCATAATTCCATCTGCTACATCATCAATTGCTTTACGAATATCCTCAACAATACGGACATTTGTATCACGGTCATATGGATTGTATGTTCCTTCTTGTTTAGTTAACTCTTGCTTTACTTCATTACGAAGTGCATCTAAGTTATCTAGGTCTATCATTTTATCTCCTTTGTTTGAGGGCGCTTCGCCCCTATTGGCGGCGCCCGATACTATAGATACTGGGCTATTGAATTGTATGTAGATGTTGACACAACTTCTTCATCAGTAAGTTTAAGAATACGAAGTGCATTCTCAATCTCATCTACTGTATCTTTATATGTATGTGCATTCATAACTTCATGTGTACGCTCAGGTTCTTTAGGAAACTCTGATTCATTAACACTTAAATCAAAGTCAACATTAAGTGTTGATGCCCAACCACGGTAGTTGGTCCGTAAATTTTCAGCCTTTGCTACATTATCCATGGCAAATTTTATAACTTCTTTTCTCCATTTGTCCATAGATTTTTGGTACTTGGCTTCAAGTTCATCTTGTATTTTATATTCAGCCTTGATTACTTCGAGTCTATTTTCTAATGCTTTGATTACCTTTTGTGTAGGTATCTTTACATTAATTGTCCTGCCATTTCCTCTTGCCATTGTATCTCCTTTGTTAGTTGATGTCCCGTGTTCGCAGATGGCGGGACCACCCATCTCAAAAAGAATTACTAATCGGAAGGCTATGAATAAACCATTAGTAACTCACTGCGTATCTACTTGTATCCTTGCAAGTAGAATTCTAGTACCATCCTTTAGCACGCCAATGTGCCCATGCCTTGGACGGTTTGTCGTAGCGGTG